TGAACGAAAACCTAAAATACCTAAACGGTCAGTGGTAGCCGAAACAATAAGCTTAGCCCAGTTCGTTTGAGCCATCGCCTTCAAGATTGGTAAGCCTTCTACCTGGTTCGTTTCCGGGGTAGAAAAGTGATCGAGGAGATTAGCCCCAGTGAGATAGTCTTGGTTTCGCTCAATGTATGTAGTTCGGCTTGCTATTTCACTAAGTAATGAGCTAGCGAAGAAATCTGGGGTATTTCGATCATCTGTCTTCTTGATTGATTCGCCATATGTAATTCGATATTTCACGTATTAACCGCCTAATCGGATTGGTACTTGTAGGAAATCGGTTTCGATCTCTGCTGCTCCCTTCGCTAGCGCTTGTAACCGAGCTTCCCACGAGAGCACAGCTGCCATTGCTGCGTCGTATTTGAGTTCTCGCTTAATTTTGGTTAGCCGCCATTTCTGGTTGTTTTCGTCATCGTATTGGTTGAGAAGGTTTTTCCCTGCATTGCCGATGTGTCGTTCAAGATCAGGGTTGCCGGTATGAGCTACGTCACCTGAGTCTATAGCTTCCTTGTATGAACGAAGTGCGTAATACATAGGATTTGTTTTATTAGTATACCAAAAGATAACTTTCTTTTCCCAACGTCCAGCCCAGGCAGATAATTGCTCTTGCCAATAAGGCGGATCGGCAAACATCCAATAAACCTCAAAGTCTTCAAATAGCGCCTCAATGGTCGCTTCAACCTCGGACACTGGAACTTCCCAATTCTTAGAAGCTGGATCGTCCTTGGGTGGACGCTCCCAAAGACCAGCAAGCTGCTGAACACCCGTGTTGATATCGGTGATAACAATTGCCGTTGAGTCTTGGGTTTTAGCACCATCAAAACCAATGGTGATAAGTGAGCCGTGCGGAATCCGCAAATCTGGGTCCCCAAGATCAGCAAATTTCTTCCGGTCGAACGCATACATTGAGCTTGCAACCCAGCGGTTACACCAAACCCGTTCAAGGCGTGAGCGATCCGCACCTTCCTCATCCCAGAGTTTCGCTGTGGCCAGGAGGTCTCGCCACGTGGCAGGGCCTGCGGCCTCGCGCAAGGCCTTTAACCGCTGCGCGATGGTATCAAACTTCGCTAACTCATCTGAGGTTTGCCGATGATAGAAGAAGGTGGTGCAGTCGTCAATCTTGAGATGTTTTTTGTTTGCGTTCTTGACGCCTTCTTCAAACTCACTTTTCGCAATTGAGTCTTCAGAAGGGTGACCCGCGGTGGTGATCGACAGCTTCCAAGTACCGAACATGCCTAGCTTCGGGAGGCCGTGCACCACCGTTGAGTACGCCTTGCGGTTTTGTTCAGAGGTAAACATATGGGTCTCGTCAAACACCACAAAGGTAGGTTTGAGACCTTCGGCGCTTCTTGAAGTTGCGGCTAGCGGAAGCGCTTTCGAGTTCACTTCACCTTGTACCATGATTCGCTCTTGGGTCACGTCAAACCAGTCTGCGTCTGGGATTTCTTTAGCTATCTCCATGGCCACACCATACCCAAGATCAAAAAGCAGCTCTTTGGTTGGTGCGAAGAATGGAATATAGGGGGATTGTACTGGAACGCCGGGGGCTAACCCGCCTGGCATAGAGGGGTCATAGCCGTTAAAACGGACCGGTGCCTCGGGGTGCAGCTCACAAAGAGCGATGATCGCCCCCAACTCAGTTTTTGCGCAACCCTTCGGGACGGCGACGTTTACTGAATAAAAATGCCTACGTCCTGACATGTCGATGTACTCATCTTCATACTTGGACTTGTGTCCTTCTGGGAAGTACTCATAGGCACGCATGAGGATGTATCGGAAGTCTTCCCGCACCTTATATGGTTGGCCTTGCAGAGGCCCTGGCCCGAATACGAAATGGCTTTCAATAAAGTCAATGACTTGTGGGCCTAAAGTTGGCCAAATGTCCAGCGTTCCATCTGGCTTTCTCGCTGGTTTTGGGGAGATGATTTCCACGATTACACCTCGAAGCCTTGCTGTCGCATCCTCCGCCGCTTCCGTGCACGTGCTGATACTGAGAAGTCGTTTGGATCGGTTGGTGCAAACCGCTGGTTAAAAGCGGTGGTTTTTTGTACGTGGTGCTCAAAACAAAGCAGCTGCAAGTTATCTAGCCGATTTGCTAAATACTTTTCATGGGGCTGGAACTCGCTCAGTTCTATAATGTGGTCAACTTCTGTTCCTGGATTCCCGCAAATGGCGCACTTGCCGTCATAGAGTTCTCGAACTCGTTTACGGATAGAATCGGTGGTATGGGATTCTTTTTTCGGCAGGGGATGCTCGGCACATCGAGTGGTGCCGGGAAGCGCTAGATTATGGCAAGCGTGATACACTGGGTTTTCTGATTCCCAGGAACAGAAGGTGACTTTTGGCAAATTAAGCCATCCGTCCTGCGGTTTTACGACGGCTTGGTGCTTTCTTTGACCGGTAGGTCTTGTTCTTGAGTTGGCGTGCTACCGCGTTCTTTGGTGCGAAGTCGTGCCCCCACTTGGAACCGGCCTTGCCTTTGCCTTTTTTGTTTTTGTTGAGAGGCTTATTGCCCCGGCCTGCTTTTGCCACAAATATTTCCTTTACTTTCGATTAATTAAACCTATTATAACATATGTAGTTTAACCAACCTTAGTTTATTATGGCAAGAAAAATAGGCCCCGATTTTAGGGCCTATCATGAACTAACTATTCGGCTAGGTGTTCAACTGATCCAACCCATTGATTCACAAGATCCTTGAAATCGGGTGGGACAAAGCCTTCACCTTTGACGAACTTGCCGGTTTCCGGGTCTGTTTTTCCGCCTTTGAACTTGGTGCGGTTCGATTCGCAAACTCGTTCAAGAGCTTCTGAAAGATCGTATCCGGTATGGGTTTTCACCGCCAAGCCTAGCAGGGTGAAAAGAACGTCACCGAAAGCGTCATAGAGATCAGTGAGTACTTTTGCTCGGTATTCTTGATCTAGCGCAAACTTTGGTTTCGCCATGAGGTCTAGCACTTCTTTGAGTTCATCCACTTCTTCGAGGAAGAAGTTGAGAGCTGGACGAAGCAAGGCTTCTCGGTCACCGTCTGCGTTAAAGAGCACTTTCATGTGGTCTGAAATGTTTGGCGGGATTTGTCCAACCTGCATGTTCCAGTTGCTTACTTCGTTGACGAAATCGTCAAAAGCCCAGTTTTGTGAGGCCTTATACGTGGTTGGCGCTTTAGGGTCCGCGCTTAGGCCTGCGGATTCAAGAACCTTGCCGAACACCGCTCGGTCAAGATCGTAGAGTTCTTCGGCAATGAGTGCGATCACTGATCGGAACTCCGCATCTACTCCCGCGTCGGAACGCTTCTGGATAATTTCTGACCAGGTTCGGAAATTGCCGGTTACCACAATTGATGTTGCGGTAGCATTCGGCAATACACACCGGGCTGCTTCCGCCGCTTGTTTTTTAGAAGCCTCTGGATGATAACGCATCACCATGTCGAAAAGCTTATTGTACAGGTATAAGCTTTCATTGGCGAAGCACTCTAGCTTTGCTTCCATTGATGCTTTAGGTGAAAGTTCAGGATCACCACTTGCGTTAGTGGTTGGGATATCTTGCAAAGCCGGAGGGAGAACCATCCCCAACCCTTTATCTGGGGATACGAACCGCTGGGAAAGCACGCTGAAAGACAGGTGGCGGTGACGAGTAAGTTCTGCTAAGAAAGAACGGCTCACACCTTGAAGAAGAAACGTTGCTGAAGCGTGCTCCATGATGGAGTAATGCTGCTTCTCATGGATCGTCTTCTCCACATACTTCGTTGGAGTGTTGGTTTCTTCGTTTGGACGATCCCAGGACTGGTAACAATTGCGTCCCGCAAACTCGATGAGACGGGTTGAGTCTGGGTCACCTGGTTCAGGGGGTAGCACGGGACCAAACAGGTAGTTGAACTCTGGATTGAGCCGGGTGAAAGCAAGGAGTGTGACTTGCGGAGTTTGGGAAATTCGTACAACCATTTATAGCACCTTTTCCGCTGCGTAGTCGTAGGAGAAATCGCCTTGGTTGTTTCGTGCTAATTCACGCCGGCGTTGCTCAACGTAAATATCGTTCTTGTTCCAGAATGCTTCCATGAACATTGCGCGCAGGATAGAGAGTTGTTGGCGCTTTTCTTCAGGGACCGACTTGGAGTCTACGAGGAAATATTTGGGCAGGCCTGGGGTGTACTGAATTTCTTCCTTTGGCTTATCCTGAATGAAGGATGCGATTTCAAGATCCCGCTGATCTACAATTTCGTCGTACTGGTCGCGGAGGTTTTGAAGTTCCTCATCGGTGTATTCTTTGAGTTTTTTAGCCATGATTCTTCCTTTCTAGAAGAGGGGTTCTGGGGTTAATTCTACCTGGTTCAGGTGATGAAGTCCTAATGCTTTACGGAGGAAACCGATTCCTTCTGGTTTCACAAAGGTGGTTCGGGTAGCTACTCGCTTTTCAGTTCGCGGATCAATGCGATAGCCTTGTTTGACCTCAAAGTATTTCATGTACCGCTGATAGGGAGTGTTATAGTCTTGCCCTCGGGAGATGAAGATTCCGCCATGTCGGAGTTGGGCAAAGAGGCTATTTCGGCCGGTTCCCAACATTTTCGCTGCCTCTGACATAGTATAGAGGCCTTCGGAACTACAGACCGCATCGTAGGCTTCCGCTTTGGGTTGCAACACCTTGTTTTCTGCTTCTAGGGCTAGCCGTTCTTTTTCAGCTGTAATAGCTAACTCTAGGATTTCAAGCCGGGACATATCGCTTGGATTAGGACGCTGCTGGTGTTCTGCCTGACGCTTACGTTGCAGTTGCTTCTCAGCTTCGATGAAATATCGGCGTGCTTGCTGTCCTAGTTCTGAGCGTTGAATCATAGCAATTTCCTTTGCCATATCCAGGCTCACAATGTGATTGAGTCGGGGGCGAGAAGGCATTCCCGCAGGTGGCGTCGAACGCTCATTTTTGAGACAGTAGTCAGTGCCTTCCTCGAAACCGTAGGCAGCCATCCGAGGGAACCAATCTTTATAGTGAGCTCCTATTTGTAGGAACTCATGGAGGTCCCGACCCATAACGGCTTGCACAGAATCTTTCATCTGGACGATAGGAAGCAAATACTTGATGAGATCAGACATTTTTTGACTCCTTTGGGTTGTCTGATTGGGTGGACAACGTGTCTGGCTATCATTATAGCAAAAACACCCAGATCATAAAGACCTAGGTGTTTCTGCCTGTCAAATAATTATAATGAAACCCAACCGATCAAATATGTTCTATGGGAGAGAACCAAAAGCCACTAGGAAATGTACTGCCCCTTTCCTAGGGCTCTTGATCGGTTAACTAATATGATAATAGAAAACCCTTCAAGAACAAAACCCCTGGTCATTCCCAATACTCAAAAATGAGTACATGAAAAACCCCCCGGGGGGAGTCAAAGAAAGCCCCGGGGGATCACCCAATCAATCACTCAATCCCTACTAAGAGAGACCTTGCACTTGCGCTGTCGCAAAGCGCAATGCTTATTATATCACGATCCTTCTTGCAGCACAAGGATGGTACGCTGAAGCAGAGCAATCATGGATTTGGTATCACCCATGTTGTAAGATTCAATCGCAAGATCAAAGCGCCTATCTTTGGCTTCTTCTACGTCTGGGCCTGTTTTATCACGAAGAATAATGAGGACTCCACCAAATACTTCTTTGTCTAAATCGGCGCCTGGCCAATGCTCTTCCTGCACTCGCTTTACTGCTTCTGCGCAAGCGGAATCCTCAGTAATGTAGGTTTCATCTGAAATATGCTTGGTCATGATAGGTCGCCTTCAACTTTCTGCATTTCTAGCTCAATAAGTCCATCTCGCAGATCTTCATACTTGTGATATCGGTCTTGAAGCTCTTGCATAAGATCATCAAAATCACTTTCAGAGACCATCGCATCAACAAAGGAATACACCCATTCCGAGGGGTATTCCACCAGGTACTGGATGACTTCTTCAACAAGGATTGTCGGAGTGACGTTTTCCGCTAGACCAGGGAAGACAGGGAGAATCCTCTCCATATAGAAGCTACGTAGGACTGCTTTTTGAGACTCGAACTGTTCCCAAAGTTGACTGATATCCTGCTCACTTAAGGTCTCTTCTTCATCCTGGTAGGACTTCGTGATTCTTTCTGGAAGCTTTTGAATTTCCCAGTTGATAAGCTCTTGAAGGGTGTCTTTCGCTTCAAAGAGTTTGTTGATGCGCTCCGTGTCTTCGGTTTGTTCCTCTAGGGAAAGATAGAGCCGAATGAGCTCTTCGTCGCTTGGTTGGTTATGCATGTTAGTCACATTCTCCCTCGTCGTTATCGCTTTCTTCAAAGACGTCCTCGAAGAAGTCTTCCCAATATTCATCGCTGCAAGGATGATTGGACATGAAAGAAGATTTTCTCCGACTCTTTGAAGAGTTATTAAATTGTGTCCTTGTCCTGCGTCGATTACGCATTGTTATATCCTTCCTTTCTTGGTTGCTTCTTTAAATGCTTCTATGCGAGCTAGAATTTCTCTTTGCCGTTGCCATTCTGGGGAATCCCTGAGTTTAAGTATGTCTTCTATATCAAGAGATTTTGCCCTTGATATAGGGACTATTTGCTTATGGTTCATTACCGTCCGGTTTTTGTCATAATAACAACGCCTCTTTAAATGCTTCCAGGCGAATTTGATCCTCTTCCTGTTCCCGTCGTTCGTTATACTCTTGGATCTCAAGTATTTCTTCTAGGGTAAGGACTTTTCTTTGAGTTGGCTTCCTAATTGGTTTACGGCTCATCTTGTTCAAGTTCTTCTAGGTAGTCAGACATTGAAATCACTTTTTTGTTGACAGCCTCAATATTGTCCTTCTGACAATCGTGCGCTAGGCAAAGGTAAGAAGCAGCATCGAGACTATCATCAATAAGGCTCTCTGGGTATTCCTCATAAACATTGCCGAGGAAATCCGGGTCTGGGTCAACGCATTGACTAAAGTCAGTGTTGGCAATCACCCGGGCGATTTTGAAAAGCGCCATCATGCGCGCCACGTCCTCGGGAAGCAGCGTAATATCGGTGTCTTCCCGAGTTGAAAGGTACGCGGACCACTGCCTCGCAATCGCGGGGAAAGTTTTGTCGCTGTAAGAGTCCCCCCGCTCCTGAAGGATTTGTTGAATTTCCGAGGCTGCGTCCATGATATGTCCTTTCTATTTCGCTTGGTTTGATTCTAGCATAGTAAGGAATTTATCTGTGTGTTCACAAATAGTTGTTGTCATGTCCTCAATTTCGGCTTCTGAAGCGCAAATATCCACGTCAGCCACGTGAGTAATATCTGTGTAGCCTTGTGCCTCTAAAATCTTTTGAGTATCTTTCACGGCTGCGCAAAAATCCCGGCCAAACGTAAGATTCCCAACACCAATAATGAATTGGGGAGTGTCCCGCAGAATGCATTTCTCGGCTTGTAAAAATTCTTTGAGCGGTTGAGGAATCATGTCGTCTTTTACTCGCCTTCCGGTCGCTGGGTCGTCAACGAACCGTCCGTAGCTGGGAACCAACCACACCACAGAGGAATACATGCGTTTCCCACGGAACTGTCCCGAATCCATGTCAAGGGATGCGTACTGCTGTATAGTTTCAAGCTTGATTCGACCCACTATCTTAAGGTGTCCCCTTACGCCTTCTTTGAGGGTGTTGGTGAGGCAAATTCCTTCAAACTTAGGAGCACTTTTAGGGTTCCTTAGCCATAAAGTTTCCCGTAGCTTATCAAAGACTTTTTGAGTGTTACCGGAAAGACTGTAGGCAACAAGCAGATGGTTCATCCAGGGTTCAGGTTGGTTATTCGGCATCAAGGTTTTCCTTTTCAGTTACTAGGCCTAGTTTGAGTTTTTGAATCATTTCTTTTGCCAACTCCTGATCCTCTTCTGACAAGGTGGTGATTCGCTCTTCCAGGTCCCGTACCGCTCGGAGGGAGTCAATAGTGATTCGGCTACAGGCAAAGGGGAAATGATTGGTTTTGAACAACTCAATAAGGGTGTTTCCCGCTTCTTGGTATTGTCGCTTGTCTTCTTGGGTGAAAAGTAACTCTGGTCCGTAGAGGGCCGGAACGAGTGCTTCACGGAGCTGGTCTGCGTCAAAGATTTTCTCTAGGGGGAGGATGATTTGAATCTTTCCTGACTCAAGAAGTTTCTCCGCTAGTTCTTTTTTAACTCGCTTTACGGACTCTGGGTTGGGGAACTCAAAAGTTTCTTGCCTGATTGCTGCGAGTAGCGCTAGGGAGTCTTCGTCTAGTTGGATTTCTAGCTTCACGTATTTTCCTTTCTGTGTCGTGACTCAATTATATATGACAGGGGAGGGCTTCAAGGTTTTGAGTCAAGATATCTTTGTCACACGTTAAAGCAAAACAAAAACGAAAAATTATGCAGAAAAACTTGAGTTAGTTGAGTTTTTGAGTTGAGTCAATAAAAACCCATTCTGACCTGCATAAACCCGTAACTCAACTTTAACTCAAAAACTGAGTTGAGTTGAGTCAGGCGAAAAATTGAGTTGGAATTTAAAGCAGAAAAAATCGAAAAATTTGTACAAAAAAGTTGAGTTATTTGAGTTAATCTGAGTTTACCCCCTCTGACCTGCGGAAACACTAACTCAAAACTCAACTCAAAAACTGAGTTGGAAATTGAGTTGAGGATTTTCCGGGTTTCGGACTTCCGTTGAGCCGCCGGTGAGGCAAAGAAGAGACCGCAACCCACCGACTACGGCGCTGAAACAGGGTCTCAACTCAAATTCTAACTCAGTTTTCGCAAAAACAGCAAGGCTCTGACCTGCATAAATGCTCAACTCAAATTCTAACTCAAAAAATTGAGTTGGCCTTTCCGCAGGTCAGGATAGGTTTTTAGGGGCTAACTCAAAAACTCAACTTTTTTGTCGATATTTTATAACTAATAACGCTTTAACGCTTATTGGTTGTGCACTAGTGTATTTTTCTCTATACGCATTATTTTACAATTTAAATTGAGTTATTGAGTTAGAGTAGTAAAAAGGGTATATGACCTGGGAAAACAGTAACTCAAATTCAACTCAGTTTTTTGTTTTCCCAGGTCAGAATTTGAGTTGAAACTGAGTTAGCAGGTCAGAGGCTATTTTTGAAGCTGGAAAATCCCGGAAAATAGGGAACTCAACTCAAAAAGTTGAGTTAGGCAGAAAAAGACGCCTTGACTAAACCGAAAGCGGCTGGTCAAGGCGCGTGCTCAAATTTGAGCGGCTGGGTTCAGGAATATTGGTTGTACAGATCCTGCTGTTGCTTCTCCCATTCCTTAGCGAAGGAACGATCGTTTGTGGCGGCTGCACGGAGCTGCTCACTGCGCTGCACAGCGGTGTTGCCTTGAGCGATAGTCCAGCGGAGCTTCACCCGTGCCTCAGGCGTGAGACCAAACTGCTTGATTCCATCCATCCAAAGCTTTTGGAAGCGTGCTCGGTCGGCGGCTTTGTACATTGGATTGAGGGATTCCTGGAGGTCTCCAGCGAGGATGACGAGAGTGTGGTAGTCGGCGGCTGTCCACTCGCTCACCATCGGGGAGGTCCAGATTTCTTCCCACCAGCGGAGGACTACTGGAGACCATTTGGTCTCGTCAGCACCGATGAGATCAGCGGGGAAACCCACAACTTCGCTAGCAGGCGGGAGTTCTGGTAAGGTGGCTAGCAGCTCCTCTCGCGGCCTTTGTGATAGCATGGTGGTAGCTGCCTTGGCACCCTTTTTTGAGGGGCCACCGGGCTTCCTGGGGGGTCCTGGCATGGCGATACGGGCCTTTCTTTGGTCAAATTAGGGGGACATGGACATTTTACCCCAATCTCGCGCAGAGCGTGATGTGCAGCACGCGCCCGGCTCGCCTCCAGAAAGGGGGGAGGGGGTACCCCTGGGTGGGGTGGAACGGGGGTAGTTTCTTCGTTTCCCCTGGTAGCACGGAATCTATATACCCAGAATCGGGCATGGGTGGGGGTATCTAAGTGGGTTTATTTGTTTGCATAGGGTTGTCTGACCACCCTTTTTTACCGGAAAAACCCGGTTTTTTGCTTGTTTTATCAGCTTCTCTTAAGTCTTGCATGGATTTTGCATGCTATAGGTCAATCTTTTTACGGTCTATAGCATCAACCAAAAGTTTGATTGTAGCAATGGGTGTGGGTGGTTTTCCCTATCAAGGCCGTTTCTTAGGGTAGGCTATGCTCACGTACGGATGCACGCAATCGGTATGGCAATTGAACTATAGGATTGTCCATAGGTGCCGATAGGCAATACGCATCAAAGAGATTGCCTATGTGTGCCTATCTATCATATAGGCAAGTGTATATAAAGCCGAATATAATAAGTCCGAATCGTTTATATAGGCCATGCCTCAATATACCCGGCTAGCCCCTAGCCGGGTGGTCTGGCACCCCCTAGGCATGCTGCATGGCATGCCTAGCAGGCATGTGGTGGCGGCGTGCATCGAGTGGCTAGCCTAGGCCACTCAAAAGCGCATAGCCTAGCAGGCTCATAGACGCGAGAACACAAGGCCATATAGCCAATCATACCAGCGAGATATAAAGCCGCTGTATGAGGCTGCTAGGCTATCTCTCGCGTGTATCCGCTGGTGAGTGGATAGCCGTGTGTGGTGCGGTATCAATGGATACCCCTATGATAGCAATGGTACTAATAGGCTATATGTGTGGTGCACTACTGGTATGCCATATGGCATACCCCTAGGCATGCCAAAACCCTACCTATAGTAGGTACCTATATAGATACCCCTATAGATAGGGTCTGTATATGATACCCCCTATAGCAGGGGGTATAGGGTAGGCCTATATAATAGATAGGCTAAAGCAGGCTAGTGATACTCAAACATATTTTCGATACCGTCGATCAGCAGGGGGCTGCTCATATCATCAAGCCAATAGTTTTGGGCGCGGAAATATTGGTAAAAATCCACCCAGTTTTCCCACCAAAACAATTGGTCTAAAGGCACCCAATGGGCGGTATGGTGGATATCGAATCCAAATCCGGGGCGATACCAATCAATGCGTTTTTGTGCCATAGCACCAGCTAAAAACTGGTTTATGTCGTGCTCATACTCAACCCACCAACGAACGCGACCAAATTCGGGGTGGGTAAATTCCCCCTCAAAACCATCTTGAAAACTGCCTTGTTTTTGGGCGAAAAACGAAGTGTTTTCAACCCCCGCTAGTGCGTCGATAATGTAGGCAGAGTGGATACAGGACTCGAATTTTTGTTCTAGGAAATTTTGTTCATCAGGGGTGATGCGTCGTAGGGTGGGTGCCATATGCTGGTCCCATAGGCGTCGCCAATCTCGGGGGGTGCGATAGATAGGATCATTAATGAACGCCTGTAGCAGCGAATAATAGGCTACGCGAATATCCAAAATCGCGTCATGTGGCGTCATATAGCAGGTGAAAAAATCAGGTAGCACCAGGTCAGCGTAGGTTTTCAGCTGATTTTCGAGTGAGCGGGGCGTTATCGGTCGCCAAAAATCGCGTGAAAAGGTGTCGGGGTGTCGATAGGTTCCCATAGGGATATCCTTTCAATAGGTGTGAGTGATAGAGAGTAGGGACCTATCAGTGTGCGTAAGGTTGATAGGATAGGTCCCTCCCCCTACCATCACAAGCAGTGATGATAGGTTTTGCCTAGAAGTCACCAAGCTTGGTTGGGAAAGCCGATTCGGTCGCCAACTCGTGTTTTAGCTGCTTAAGCACCATTTTTTCGACTTTTTCCACCATTTCGGGCATTCCCAGAATCCAACGCAAATGCCAATCAAGTGTTCCATTAATAACTGAAACGCTATCAATTCGCACACCTTGGCTGGTGTAATGCAATTTGCACCGTAATTCTTCAGGCAGAACCTTAGAATTTCCAAAGACAAAAGTCCCGTATAGCGTTGCATTTTTCCCATTTTTTGTGTCACCTAGGGGTGTGACCAGCTTAAATTCCCAGTGTGAGTCAGCAGGGGCACCCCGCAAAGCGTTGCGTAAGCGTTTGCATGCGTAGCGAATCAGTGTGGGGTCATCGACGATTTTCTTAGTATTGCACAATTTCCGATGAAGTGTTTTATTATATGTATCAATTGCGCTAGCGAGACCCTCAGGTGTCTTTTCAGAATTTCTTAAGCCAAATTCGGCTTGTCCCACCCACTGAATCCCGTGGAAAATCGGGATCAGGGCGTCCTCATAGCGTTTTTCTTGCAGCAATTTTTGCATATTTTGCAAGCAATTTTCTGCCTCATCGAGGTAGTCCCAAGCCGATTGGACAGGGTTATAAGTTTCCATGGTTTCCATGGCAAAATCCTTTCGATAGGATAGAGTGATGAGAGATAATGACATCAGCCTATGAGCGGTTGACACCTCACCTCCCCTCACGGGGATTGATAGGCTAGCTAGATGCTGATATGCCTATCAGTGGGGGCTGTAGCTGCTGATGTAGGCCAAAAATCGCGTGGGTGTGCGTTCTCGATAATGCGCTTGACCAGCGGTAATAAATCGAACCGATTACAAATCTGGTGTAGCATAGGGTGACCCCATGAAAAATTTTCTACTGTGTGTTCGCATTCATTCCATAAGTCGAGATAATTAATCCATGCTAGGGGGTGAGCATCAACAACATTGATTTTTAGGAAAATGCTATCCGAAAATTCAAGCGTGACCTGGTAGCTATCGTGGGGGGTGCCATAGGTTTTTGCTGGTCGATAGCCAATTTTCACGCTGTAGTAGCGATTATCTGCCTCGATGGTGTCGAGATAGGCGTGTAGCCGGGTGGTATCCATAATAGGAATCTCCAATCGTGTGATGATGGACTGTGGCGTGCACCCCCGTATAGGGGTACTCACCCAACCCACCCCCACAGTAGGGGTGGTGCCGATTATTGATTATCAATCAAATCAGCAGCCATAAGACAACCTAATTGATAGGTAGCAGAGTCGATATAGGCTTGAGCAATTTCTGTGATAGATTCTGCATTATCTCCCCAGTCGATTAGTTCGAGTTGAGAAAATACCTCCCAATGTTCACCAATGAAAACTATCATTTGTGACTCACTGATAGAACGAATCTGTAGCAGATAGTCTACACCTTCATGCATGGCTTGCTGCAAATCTTCTTCCGTGATGTTTTCGTCTTGGAAACAAGATTCAGTGAGGATAGACTTGGCTTCAGATTCGCTGATACCCAGACCCCATAGCATATGAAGTGTTTCTGTGCAAAAGTAATTGTCCCAATCCCACTTTGATGTGCTAGTGATTTTGGTCACAAGTGCCTCAAAATCGGTTTTACTGATAGAAAATTCAGGTAGCATAGGTGCCTCCCTATAGATCGTGAGTGATGGTAGCGACCAACCGCGGGGGCTGGTCACTCTACCACCCCCGATTGGGGGTGTGGGGATTATTCCCCTTTCACCATACGGTGAATTAGTTTGGTCTGCTGAACAATCACCATTGAGATAATTTTGTCACGGCAATTATTCCATGCATGCAGTGCATGCAGCTGGAAAGCTAAACTTTCGGTGATGTTTTTGTCTTCCAAACGTTCCAGATCCTTCTTAGGATAGCCTAAGTCATCTAGTAGCATGAGTGCTAAATCGCTATCGCTGTGGCGATACTCAAAATCGTATAGCACACTTGCAGCCTCAAGGAACGTATCTAGTTCTTTAGGCCAAACTAGTTTTTTGGGTTCAGGTTGGTTGGTTTGCATGATGAAAATTTCCTTTCTGTGTATGTGATATGAATCATGCGTTTATGTGAGGTCTGTCACCCGTAGCAGTTCTACTATAAAGTTTTCAAATAGCACATTTTCTAAGGATCTTGCGGTAGCACACTTGATAGTGTCGGCTTTCGCACTCTACCCGCGGGGTCGCTATGAAAATTTTTTGTTTGTATCAGCTGGTGAGGGTCTTTTTTTGTTTTCTCTCTCTTGCTGATGACTCTATGCTAGCTCACGCTAGTGGGAGAATGCAAGTCCGAATGTACGTGTTCTACGTCACACATCATTTCCCCTGGTCAGAGTAGGTTTTTGCTGCTGTAAGTCCGCTACTAGGTTGTGCACAACTGCAGATTTTCGAGTCGTTTTTGCCGTTTTTATGATTTTTGTACATCTATAGTGACGAAAATCGACGCAAAACAGCAGGTCAAAGCACATTTTTGAAAACCCTTGACACACATACATAACACAAAAACTTGGCAAACATGCAGGTCAAAGGGTGTTTTTAAACGTTTTTATGTGTTTATGTGACGTAAATGGGCACAAAACACCAGGTCAGGGGCTATTTTTGTGCGTTTTTCGGTGATTTTTCGGTCGCTATCATCATCTAGGCATGCCTAGCCACTATCGCCTAGCCACTATCGCCTAGCAGCTAGCTGCATTCCTATGTATAGCCCCTAGCGGCTAGCTAGGGGCGTTGAGCAGCGCTTTTAGGCCTATGCCCCACTAGGGCGATTTTCTAGCCCTAGGCACCCGCTAGCCTAGGGGCGTTTCATCACACTGACGATAAACAAAACACCTTAGGGTAGCCTTGCCTTTGTTTTGGGCTACTATTTACCAGGTGCCTAGTTGTTAGTGGGCACTAGGATATTAGGTCATGGAAAAGATTAGGTAGCAGAGAAGGTTTTGAGGTATGAAAAGTTTGGGGTATCTCATTTCTTCTTATGAAGTTGTTAGGCAAACTAAAATACTTCTTCTGCTTCACGATTGCAGCAAAGGCAAACCTAACTAAGGTTACCCTAAGTTAGGGTCAACTTACTTGAGGGTCAACCTCAACCTCAACCTTCAAGTGAAGCCTTAATGTTTGGGGGCAAAACTTTAAAGTTCGGCTTGAAGCTTCACATCTGCTACGCTCAACGTAAGGTTGAACCTTACGGCTTCAAGTTTGCTACTGAGACTGGTTTTCAGGTAGCAAGTGTGCTGCAAGATAGCACCTTTGCAGCCCCATCAGTCGTGCTACTCGGCCTCGGTGGTCCGGCCAGTCCCGGCCCCTGTCGTGGTCGGTGTGGGTGTAGGGTGGTCCCCGACCTCTGCCGTCGTGCAGGTCACACCAGCCCGCTAGACAGCGGAAGGCAGGTCCGGTACGCTAGAGGGTATGCAGGAAGGAATAAAGCGAAAACTCCCCTACTTCGATGCGGTAGGCCAACAGATGCCGCTCATCCCAGTTGGAGAAGGCGAGTTCGCAGAGGTAAAGCAGTACATCAGTAATATTAGTGAGCTCATCGCCTCAATGATTAACGAAGTGAACTTCGTTCTCGTATCCGAACATCTCGATGGTTCACACTTTTTCGAGAAGATAGCTATCGGCGATGAGTTCTTGACCAGGCACGGCATTACTAAGCCGATCCTCTCTGGCACCATTAGTGTTGTCCCAATCAAAGTAAGCGAAAACTCCTGGAGTCTCAGCTGGGGATATGACAAAGACAACCGGGTACGATACAACTTCTGCTATCACCTTGGTGTTATCCATGACCTAAAGCGTGACAATCTGGAAGAGTGGAAAGAGCTCGGGGACTTCATCGAAGCAAACAATCTGTTCCCGGTCATGGTAGGCTGTGTGTTTCATCGCAGGTTGCCATTAGACCAGGTGCGAAATGTCCGCCCATAAGTGCGCCCATCTGCATATATAAAGTGCGCCCATATGTCCGCCCATACTAATAGAAAGAACATTATGCTTTCACTAATCTTATACTGTGGTGCAACCGAAAAACTACGATCCGTTCTAGATGATGACTGGATCACAGGTATTTTAAGCCATGACTTTGCACTGATCCTTGTTGATGAGATAGAAGTCATTGAAGAAGAACTTAACACCGACACCAAGTATCGAGAAGAGTTCCTCAAGGCAAAGAATATGCAGCGCATTCAATCTTTCGGTTCCATCTGTAACATTCCCGCTGGTAAGAATGAAACAATTGAAATCGGGGTGATCCGGTACGACAGGAGTTCTTGGGGGCTTCAAGCCTACTTTATTATTCCAGAAGAAGACATTGTAGATGAGAGCCTAGAATTTAGCCCGACCGAAGAAGAGTGGGAAGACTTGTTTAAAAGCTTCCCTATTGACGCTAAGTATTCCAAGACTCAGGTAAAAGAAAAGATCTTTGAGGCAGTACAAGCCATCAATGCCGAAGATAAAAAGCGATTTGTTGAGCAATTCAATCGAACACTTTCTTGCTATCTGGTAGATTGGGAGCACCCGAATGTTTTTCATGACGAAAACTATTGGATGAGAGTAGCATTCAGGAAGACCAGTGATAACCGTTGGAGCATTAGCCCTCGCCTCATTATCGCTTTGGAGCGAGTACTACAAGACATAGAGGAAGAAAACAATGAGTGATGAATCAAAAAAGTATCTCAAAGAATCCTTCTCGAAGCTAGGTCAAGCCTTAGGCGACTTGAAACATGTCGGCATAGACGCTTGGCGTCACATTAAAGGGGAAGATCTGTCCAACGAGTACGCACACCTCATCTTTGAGGTCACCCCTGGCTACCTTGATACCGTAGCGGAAATGTTCGGCGTGCCAGAAGAGCACAAAATGAAGTGCACAAACCTATCTATTGTGGTGCCGAAGAATCAAGAGATCGGCTCCCTCGCCTATATCACCGGTCGGCGCACGAAGGAAGAACTAGACTTTATCCCATCAGAGCTGCATACAGAGCTGCGGAATATCCATGAAGCGGGTGCCTTAAAGCTTATTCGACGGGTAGATTTAGGGACCAGCTTTGATCCTAGTACAGGTGAGATGAAATGAGTCAGCTCAGCTTTAACTATGATGAACTTGTTTTCATGATCGAGAAAGGACATGTTTCTGACTCACAAACAGAAAAGATCAAGCACGCTATAGGTGAGAATGTTTTTTACATTAAATTCAAAGACGGATTATCTTTGATAAACACTTGGTCATACGAAAAGTTTGCACCCGAACATCAAGATTTTGCTGAACTAAAACTCAGCGGACTAGGGCTTAAACCTGGTGAATCAGCAGGGGCAATAGGGAGAGCGTCAAAATATATATATCCCATTCTTCATCTTACGTTACCCGAAAAAGACAGGTGGTGTTTCAGATTTATGATGCCAGATAGTTTAAGGAAGAAATATATTGAAAGGGGATATCAGTTCTCCGAATTTGTTTTAAACAGGGAAGCTCAAATAAAGCTCAACTTCTGGAGTAATCCTTGGGGCGATGATCCTAGTGGATTGGAGGGATACTATACATGGAAAAGGCATAACCATTTTTAAAACCACGCCTAGGCAGTTCTGCAAGATCGAAAAGATCTTTGTATACGCTAGTGGGTTTCAGCTTCGCAATAAAGTATTGGCGCAGGTTGAGCAAGGGAGAACCCTAAAGCTGGGAAAAGATTTTGACCCGGACCTTGATGATCGTTTCACCTATGCGCTACAAGAAGTACGGCGCTGGTATGTGCAACATGGCGTGCCTGTTGTATACTCTTTCGTTCAAGACCCTTGGGTGTTTAGGGATGATTGGGATGCTCCCCACAAAGAATTAAATTACTACCAAGAAATCTTCCCCTTTACCAAGAACCAAAGGGCTATGGTGGTGTACAAAGGACAGTGGTTAGTTCGGGGTTCTGTTAATGTGATTAAACTACACGCGAAGGGTCGCTATGCCACAGATTGATTTTGAAAAGCTTACAGAAAAGATCGACAAGTTTACCCCTTTGTGGTTCGACGAGTTTACCAAAATGAGTAAGCTTGTTTATAAAGCAGAGGGGAAAGGTAAACTTATTAGTATTTATGCCAGTCCTAATACTGTTGACCTTATTAAGGCTGTGATATCTGATGACATAGATAGTCTTATCGCCAATAAGGAAACAAATAATCTAGTCTATGCACTCAGGGCTTTAGAGCGGCTAGGATACGTTCTGGATTACACCAGAAACCACTCTATCTGTCTGAAGCCGCCTAGGCTGTATCGCAATGATTTGTATACAACCTTTTATTGGAGGGATAATGGTATTCCTTCATCTTTTGAGGCGTATATTTCAGTGTCAACTGGCATTGCGTGGCCGCTTATCTCTTTAGGGTACGGGTTATTGAAGCCTGGTCAGCATAAGATTTTTAATAGTAAAGCTTCAATGCGTCCTGGTTATGAGGAGTAGGCTATGTTCTTCTTACGAAAGCCTGACCCTGATGTTTGTAAATATCAACCTGATATTATCAGAAGTGAAGGCCCTGATTTTACGTTCCACAACTTTGACGTATTCACAAGTGCCGAGCCGGACTTAAACAACAAAGAGCGGGAAAACAAAGAAATACATATTTACCCTGCCTTACATAACCTAGACCAAATACGAGATTTCTTTTATTGTGGAGTAGGTATTGGTGGAAGTAGTCGCCTACAGTTTTTCTTTAATTACCTAAAGTTGTTAGATAAAGGCATGGCTTTTTGGGTTGTTATTCACAAAGAATACCGGAAGCCTCCGTTTTTCTGGAGACGTCCATGGATAGAAATCAGCTCGGTAAATCATCCCTCTTGTGATTTCAATGCTAATGTTACGATACCGTATTCCATCAAAGCCCTAACTAAGCGTATAATATAAAGCAAGCTTCCCACATAAAAATGCAGGAAGCCAGATACTGTTTCTCCACATGGAAGATCAGCTACCACAACTATAACAGAAAGGAAGCATGATGTTAACCCCCCGTGATGGGTATTCTTTTGCGGATTTCCAGTATGAAGGGGAAAAGCTTATTGACCAGCGCAAGCGTTTTCCCATTACATCTCGCAAACTCAGCAGTAAAGAGACAGAGAGAATCTGCAATGATTTATTCTCTCGCTACCATAAGTACGGTGTCTCTAAAGAAGACATCTCGCAGGTGATTTACTATGCCGAACACCCATGCGGAAACTTCTATCATGAAGGACGTATTACTTTTGGTACCGGAGTGAACATTCATGGAGGAGCGCTTTCTGGAGAAGGAATGCTCTCTAATGTTTCGATGCATCAGGCCACTATTAAGGCAAGACGAAGCTCCGAATCAAGCATCGCTTATTTCATCGCCAATTCAGATATCGGCTCTACGATGTTCTTTCTTGAACCAGACTCAGTGATTGTAGACTCTCATGTTGGCTGCTCAACTATTATAAATGGGAAGAATGCTATTCGCTTCGGCACATTAACCTTTGTAACATTAAAAGGTGATAATGAGATTAGCTCAAGCGATATTGAAAACTGTTTAATTGTAGACTCTGACATCCATGCGTCCCGGGTTAAAGGTTTTAGTGAATCACTTATCATAGCGAATGCGGACATTCGTTTTCAGAATGACGTTTTTGAAATCTGTCGATACCATTTAGAAACAAAAAGGAAAGAAGGGGGACTTTTGTATCGGACAAAAGGCAAGGGGGTTGCCTTTTCTACCCCGGATTATGGGGTGAAAATTCTTGCAAATAAACATCGTACTTCAAAGATTACTTACTATATTGAGAAGTTATATGAAGGGAGCGCAAAAAAGCGAAATGAGTTAATTACTGGGGCACAAGACTTTATTGAAAAAGTGTTTGATGAGTCACAGTAACTTGCGAGGGGGCATACACATACATATACTGGGGGATACAGAAAGGAAGTGAGTGATGACTGACTGGAAGTTCCCCCAGGTAGGCTATCATAGAGCACGTAAGCAATATGTTTGCTGCATGTGTGACTGTAATATTGAGCCTGGGGACGGATATTGTCGCGTTGTGGACATTGACCGCGGGAAATATGTAGTCGATAGGTACTGTGCCCCGTGCAATCTCGCTCTTGAGAATTACATTACAGATCATGAAATTACCGAAGATGATTTTCTCCCTGATGTATCAGAGCTACATAGTTACCTAAGTGAAAATCTTGCAAGTAAAGACAAAGATCATCAAAGACTGTTGTCCGAATGCCTTGCTAGACTCAATAGAAAACTCGGGTGGGATAATTAATGGATTTGATAGCAGATAATTTTGTACAATCTGCCAAAGAGCGTCTTTGCAGTGTGTGCAATACCCCTATTCCAAGGGATACCACTCATTGTGTTCAAACATGGATTGATGAAGAAACTGAAACCTACTACATTATGCGGATCTGTCGGGTTTGTGACTATCTTTGTTACGTCGATCGAATTAACAAAGCTTGGACCCCAGACCCCGGGGCACCAGTAGATCTCCTTGATAAGGAAGTTCTTTTTACAACTCGTTTCAGCTCAAAAGCAATAGAGAATTATCTACTAGATGGGGCTGATAAAAAATCTGAGGACTGGTATTGCGCAGAGTTACAAAGAAGAATCACATCTAATGTAAGTAATAATAATTAGGATGAATAATGGTTTTATTATCAGATAAAATTATCCATAAATCCCGTAAAGAAGCGCTTTGCGGTGTCTGTGCTGTGGTAATGCCGAAAGGCTCCCCACAGCGGGTTACAAAATGGATTGACGAAGATGCTTGCTGCTACTGCGTGATGCGGACTTGCCTGTCTTGTGATGGTCTGGATTATGTGACCCGAATCAATGACGCATGGTCTTCAGAAGACGGAGCCCCGCTGGATGGGGGTGGTTACATCAGGTCAGCTGTACGCTTTGATTCAGACGCTATGCAAAACTATCTCCTAGATACGGTTTCAGAAGAAACAGATGACCGCTTTCGAGCAGGCCTACGAAGGCGACTCACACTCAATACTGGCAACAACTGGTTAGCCAGTTGGGACAAAAAGGAAGAAGAAAATGAACCAGAAGACAATCAGCTACGCCTATTTTAGGGCTTTAAAAGCACGATTCCGCAACCGCTATAAGAAGTACAAGAAGCAGCTGCAATACGGAAAGGTTCACCGTCCAATCTCGCTATCATATATTGAAGAACCGCTACTTACTTTAGAAGAATATTTCCCTTCCTTCCCACAAGCGGAGGGCGAGACATTGGCCTCAAAGAAGGATTACTCGGACTTTGCTGACGGTATTGAGAAGATCGGTTTTCCACCCGGCTACAAAGAAGGCGAAGTGGTAGAGCGGATGCGGAAAGCAATGGATAGCTTGCCTGCCCCCGCAAGTAAGCCCGAAGAGTAAAATGTCTCATTACGACAGTGGCTGGTGCTTACTGAGTACTCTAAAAGAAATCGAGATGATAGAAGATTATTTCGCTCAGTTAAGGGTTTGTAAGCACCAGAAGAAAGCGATAAAGCTAGCTAGAGATATTTCAAGAATGAATAGCTTTCTTGGACATTGTTATCACTCTCACAATGCTAAGCCTCGGATTTGCGCTCACTGTGAGGAATTGGTTCGTGGTTATTCCCAGAACATTGAGTCAAGACTTGCCTGGTGGCATAAAGAATTGGAGTTGAAACCTTATGTCAGGCTGTAATCACGGATTTCTTGAAGAAGATGACGAACCCCAAGAGTTGCTGACGATGCGTCGCATTAGAAAATTCATAAATAAGCAGTTTCGTGAGACTGAAGAAATGCTTCAAGAAATTCAAAAAGAGATTTGGGAAGAAAATCAAATTGATTCTTATTCTGAAATCCCTTTTGATTGGGCGGAAGAAATTCTTGAGCGAGTCAGTGATGAATTTTCTCTAGCTGTCAAAGATTTTATTCGTACTCTAGGAATAGAAGAAGAGGAGGAAATAATGAAAACGCCAACAGTTAGTCTTAATTCGGTGAAATCGTTTTTTGGCACGACTCAATTTCAAGTAAATTACGAGGTTGGAAAATTGGGGTTAGGCCTGGTGGAAGACGGTCGCTATCCTGATGGAGAAATCCCTGTGGATTGGTTTACCAATTTCATGACCCGAATCAAAGAAGACTTCAGCAAAGCCGTCGATGATTTTGTTGCTGACATGTGCTCTCAAGCAGAGAAAGAGAAGGGAGAGGAATCATGAGTGACCAAGAAGAATGGTTAGGTGAATCAGCTGAATACTGGAAGCAGCATGCTGACAGCGCTCGGCATATGATGAGCTTGGTTGCCAGTCTTGAAAACTTGTTTTCATATCGCTTCTCGCTCACCAGTGGTGGTGACTATTCCGACCTATCCCTTGCTTTAGAAAAATGTGTTTTCGACGAGCTAGGGGACATTGATATCCGCGGGATGCAAGAATATATTGATTCTGTAAAGCCAAAGCTTCGCCTGACAGGTGATTGTCAACATAACAAGAAGGAAGAGCCTACACCTCAAGCTTACGTGTATCAGTGGCGATTGTCTGATTACATTGAGGTAACAGAGTCTATGATTGCCGCTTCTCGTTTATTTTTAAAGCTAGAGGATCCTATGCTTTTTGGTCGAAAGGACATTATGGACAGGGTTAATGAATATTTGGAAGTGATTGAGAATTTTAAGTGTCTCCCCGCCTTTGAACACACAGATGAGTTCGCTAGAAGGGCAAGGATAAAACTAAATGAAATGGGTTATGAGAAGGGGGAGAATTAAATGATTTTGGATATGACATGCGGGGCGGAAAATGCCTGAAACAGAGGTTGAATCCCAGAAAGATGCTATGAGACGCTTGTTTGCCTCCGCCTTGCTTTGCACAAAATTAAATAATTCGTCACAGTCTCATATTTTTGGTTGCCTTGAACTTGGTATCTCTGTGCTACAGACAATTTTGCACGATAATGAAGCCAATATTAAGCGGAATGAAAAACCACTACTCACAAAACGTGAAACAATTCGTTTGATTGAAGAAGCCCGTTTTGTTTTTAATCAAGTTATTGATGAACAGTTGGTATCACTCAAGGCTGATGGACAAAAGGAGGATCCCTAATGATTCTTGATATGACCTGTGGGTCAAAAAGCACCTGGTTCAACAAGCACCCGGAAGACACCGTGTTTCTGGACAAACGGGTGGAACAACTCACGCTTTGTGATGATCGAGAGATCGAGGTCAAGCCTGATGTACAAGCGGATTTTTGCCACCTCCCTTTTGCCGATAATACCTTCCATTTGGTGCTCTTTAACCCACCCCACCTAGAACGGCTAGGCGAAACCAGCTGGATGTACGCAAAATATGGGGCCTTACTACCTGATTGGCGAGACGTACTAGCACAAGGCTTCTCAGAGGCATTTAGGGTACTCAAACCCAGCTGCGCCTTGATCTTTAAGTGGAACGAGACTCAAATTCCAGTGAAGCAGATTGTTGAGCTTTCCCCGTATCCACCAATGTTCGGACACAGAAGCGGGAAGGCTAGTAAAACCCACTGGCTCAACTTCGTGAAACCAGGGAGTCCAAATGAATAATGAACAGTACGACAAGTTCGTAGAGCTTGCCAAAGAGCAGAAGCGAATTGGCAAAGACTTGGTTCAAGCCGCGGAAAAACTTGACGAGTACATGTCGTATTACCAAGCCACTGGAATTGCTAAACCCTTCGCGGGGATGTTTTATTCTGATAAAGAAAAAGATAATCTCCATACTTTAGGTGTTTATTTCTCTGAAGAAATCTGTAAGCTTCATCAAGCAACTAAAGAAATGAATGATGCTTACTTGAAGATCCGTCTAGACATTCCCGATTTACACCAGTCGGAGCTGAAGGTTTTAAGAAACAAGGCCCTTGATCTTCAAAAAGAAATCGCATCCCAAGAAGCTTTATTGCGGTTGGATAAAAAACAACAGCAACAACAGGTTGTTTTAAGCATTTTGTTTTTCATCTCGCTTGGTGGTATTGGTGTGTATTGGGGTTCGGTAGTTATCTGTCTCGCTGTACTGAGTCTATTTCTGCTTTACGGTTCTTGGGTGGTGAAGGAGATTTATTCTCCAGAGAAGAAGCAAAGCCTACGAGACTTAGAGCAAAGCAAGGTAGAGTTACAGAACAACCTCGGTCGGCAAGCAGAGCTCAGTTTGGAGATGTACCAATGTTATCCCCAGAGCTAAACGCCATGTTGACGAGGAAGAGTGATATCCAAGAGCGGATCATTGATCTTCGTGCAGAACGGCGAGCCATTATCTCCTATTATATTTTCCGCTTTAGTTTAGGTGTGCCGGGGCTAATTGGGACAGGACTGCTCACCGTAATCACTGGAAATATAGGGATCATGTTTTTTGGGGTTGTGTTTTGTACGCTCTGGGTAACATGGATTTATTTTGACTCAGGAGACATTCACGGAGAGCTCTTGGACAACATTGAGGCAATGAACCGGAACAAGGGGTTGCTGAAGAAAGTAGAAAATCAGATCGAGGATTGGGTAACGAGATAACATGACTGAACAGAAAAAAGAACTTGAGACTCAGCTTTTGACTCAACTTCGCATACTTACCAGCAACCTTGCACTTGTTTCCGATAAAGCAGATTATCTCAAAAGCTTGAAAATCTCTTTTAGGGATTTTGTTGACCATGCTACTTATTGGCCTATGGATTATGATAGATTAGAAAAGCTAGAATATTGTCGTCGAGATATTCAATTAGCCGCAAATTCTTCTAAGGAAGTATCGGATCATTTCTCCTCTATTATTTATAAGACTAAAGATATAATGTCAGATTTAGAGAAGATCGTTGATAATCTTCCTGAAACACAAGAATTAAAAATGAAGCAGGAACTCATGAAAGAGACAAACGAGCTAGAAAAGCGAGAATTAGAGCTCAAGAAATCTATTGTATCTAAGCAGTCCGAGTCCGAGAAGATTAGTAAGGGCTTAAGAAGACTGGTTGGCTTCTCTTCCGTGTTAGTAGTTTCTTTCACCACGGTAGGAATTTTATTTCCATATGTTTGGGTATTGTGCGTCACAACCATCTTTGTGGGGATTATCACATTGTTTATTGGCCTTAATATGCTCTTTGGTCTCCATAAAGACGGTATACTAGATGCTGGAACATTGGAAAAGGATAAAGTTGAACTTGATTGGGTACAAACCAAGAAAGCACAACTATTTTTGGAGTCAAACCAGTGAAAAACGCAGAACAAGAACTCTTCCAACTAGAAGAGGAAGCGATCAAGCTTCAAACCGCAATCGAAAATAAAACCCTTGAACTCAAAGACCTCAAGCGCAAGACCTTGTATGCAGCAATCTTCTACGCCTTCATCGCAGGCGTATGCTTCAGCTCAGCATGGAACCAAACCTCTGACCTCAAAGCCGCGGGGCTCATCGCTTGTGGGGTGCTATTTGTCGGAATGTTCGGCACATGCCTTACCGACCGGAAGGATGAACTCAGCCTCAAGAAAGGTCTGAACCACATTGAAGCGAAACTTCGGCAAAACGAAAAGAAACAAGCCGACCTACTACTAGGGATGTGAAAAATGATTCTCACCATCATCAACATTGCGCTACTATGTGCCACATGTACCCTGTCTTTCCTTTCAGCAAAGATTCTTCGTGACACCTCCTACATCAACGGACGGATTGCTGAACTGGAAAAACTCAAGACTGCATTGGAGAACAAGAATGAGTGATACGTTATCAACGGTAATTTTTGCTTCCCTTGCAGGTCTGTTTGTTATCAATTACTATCTCGCCAAGAAGGATCACCAGAAAAGTGTTCAAGAATATCAAGAAACAGTTCAAGAGCTTCTACGACTTGTTCGTGAATTTGATGCGTCGCACGCCGAAACCGGAAGCGGAAACCCCGAGACATCTTCCTGAATTTCCAGTTGAAAAGTGGCTTGCGTCACAATCCCTCATGGGTGCTTGACACCATCCCTCTTCACACTTACAATTAAATCATCTTCTTTCAGAAGAGCCCTGGTAGGTTTACACGTCTTCTACTATCTCCCTTTTCACCCCTTTGTGACGTATAGAGTTCGATTCTCTCTCAGGGCACGGGTTCAACCCCTCGCAGTACAAATGGCAGTTTCTGTGTGTGTGATAGTATAAGCTGAGGTTCAACAACTGAGGCTTAACAAGCCCCCGGTATAGCCGGGGGCTTTGTGTTACCATAATCACTATGACTGAGACCAATCCAGAGATGGAAAAAGCACTAGCTGACGTGCTAAAATTTGTTGATGAGAACACCAAAACCAGTGAGAAAAAACCGTTCTGGCCTGGTGTTGTTTTTGCCTTTGTGCTTGTAGCTGTTGGCTACATGACGTTTGAATCGTGGTTTGCAATGGGACAATATATCCTCGCTTCCGTGGTTCTTTTGTTCTCTATGGCGCCACTTTTGGTCGCAGAAAAGGAATAATATGAAAGAGTATCTTCAACTCAATTCTCAGCTCAATTTAATTGGGTCAGATGGCAAGCCGCAGTTCGAGAAAGACAAGGAGGCGCTAGAAAGCTATATTGAGACTGAAGTAAAGCCTCGGGACTACTTCTTGACTCACGGAATGAGCTTGAAGGAAAAATACGACTATCTTAACGAGAATATGTATATTGATAGTGGGGTGGTATGTAAGTACGGTTCTAAGTTTTTCTTTGATTTAGTTACCGAGATTGAAGAAGCAATTGGCCAGTTCGGGTTTTTTGAGACGTTCATGTCGGCATATAAGTTCTATCAGCAATATGCTTTGAAGAGCCGGGACGGCAAATGGTTCTTGGAAAATATTTGTGACCGGATTGTGCTAACAGCTGTCGCTTATTCCAGTAGTGAAGGTCATGCTAAAGATATGGCTCACTATATGGCTCAGAAGCGCTTTCAGCCTGCCACACCTACCTTCCTGAACGCTGGTCGCGTAGCAGGTGGAGAAGCGGTGTCGTGCTATCTTTTGCGAGTAGAAGACAACATGGAGTCGATCGGCGCCTCTATCACCAACTCGCTACAGCTCTCTAAGCGAGGTGGCGGGGTCGCCTTGCTGCTTACCAACCTTCGTGAATCCGGCGCTCCTATCCAAGGAATTGAAAACCAGTCTTCTGGCGTTATTCCGGTCATGAAGTTGCTGGAAGACGCTTTCTCCTACGCCAACCAGCTTGGCGCTCGCCAAGGCGCAGGAGCGGTATATCTCAACGCACACCACCCAGATATCTTGAAGTTCCTGGACACTAAGCGGGAAAATGCGGATGAGAAGATCCGAATCAAAACCCTGTCGCTCGGTGTGGTGATTCCTGATATCACCTTTGAGCTGGCACAGCGAAACGAAGACATGTACCTGTTCAGTCCGTATGACATCTATAATGTCACGGGTCAGCCGCTCAGTGATCTGTCGGTGACGGAACACTATTATGAGTGGGTAGAAAATCCCGACATCAAGAAGACGAAGATTAGTGCTCGGCGACTTTTCCAAACCCTAGCAGAAATCCAGTTTGAGTCCGGCTATCCGTATATCCTGTTTGAAGACACCGCCAATAAGTACAATTGGTATCCAGAGCAGGGACGAATTAATATGTCGAACCTTTGTTCTGAAATCCTACAGGTAAACTCGGCGTCCCATTACTTTGATAATGGAGACCCCAGTTACACAGGGATGGATATTGCTTGTAACCTTGGATCTTTTAATGTGGCAAAAATGATGGAATGCAAGAGTTTCAAGGACTTCCAACAGACAGTAATGGCTGCGGTCAAGTTCCTCACCAATGTTTCGGAATCTGTCTCTAATAATAATGATTTCCCGGTACGAAGCATTCGCAACGGTGCCTCTCTTACTCGCTCTATTGGTTTGGGGCAGATGAATTTGCATGGCTATCTTATTACCCAAGGCATTGAGTACGGTTCTTCAGAAGCAATAGACTTTTTCCGCCGATACATGGCGCTCATTACTTACTGTGCGGAGTCCGCAACCATGGAGACAGCTAAGCTGACAGGCAAAATAGCTTCCCGAGCGAATCAGTGGCAGTATCTCGAAAAAATAAGGGCCTATAAGCGAGAAGCATCAAAGCTTCCTCAGGTGGGGCAAGGTACGCCTGAGTGGTTTAAGGAAGATGTGGATAGTCGATTTGAAGAGTTGTTCTATCAGGTGAAAGGTGAATTGTCTGATAATCCAGTAACCAACATGTACTTACAAGCAATTCCGCCGACAGGCTCAATTTCCTATCTCACAAACGCCACCCCTGGTATTCAACCAGCGACAGACATTATCGAGACGCGAAAGGAAGGCAAGACAGGTCGCACATATGTGCCAACCTTTGGTGTAAATAAAGACAACTACCAATCAATTACAACCGCTTACAACCTTGACCAACAGCGAGTAATCGACATGTATGCAGCAGCAACTCCCTGGGTTGACCAGGGGATTTCCGCTGTGTTGTTCTACCCCAACACAGCGACTACCCGAGATGTAGTAAAGAACTACATCTACGCTCACAAACAGGGTCTCAAGACTCTTTACTACATGCGAGTTCGCCAACAAGCGCTTCCTGGCACTGAGGTTGCCGAATGCGTAAGCTGTGTTTTATAACACAGCAAGTTGTCTAGCCCTCAAAGATTTGTATAATGGGGGCATACACATACACAGAAAGGAAGAGGAATGTATCGCTCAAAACAGCGGGTACATTGCGAATATCAAACTGATTTCTTTGATCGACTTGAACATTTTTTTAGCACGTCACAAAAGAAACTCACAATACCCCAAAAAGCTAAGCTTATTACAGCACCTGGCTTCTCCATTGCCACTGCAAAAGACCTGTTGTATTACAAAGGGAAGAAAACTCCATCAACCAATCGAGTAGTAGCATTAATGAATGCTACTCAAATGGATTTTGAAGAAGTAGTCTCCTACACGTACCATGCCAATCCTCGGATTCAAGTCAATGAATCCAATGAACCCAAAATAGTCCCTATGTATCAACCAGGGGGTAAATACTGTGCGTTTCGCTCTTGGGTGTTCCCATATCTTCGCCGGAATCTCCGCTATGCGAATTGGGAAGTGTTTACTCGAATTGTCGGATTTGACTACAACTCGGTAAAAGAACCTGAACAGCGAGTACCAATCTTGGAATCAGCAATCTATATTCTTGAATTACTGAAGAAGATCGGCGTGAAAAACGTCAAATTCCAAGACATTCTTGTCATGGAACAACCTGCTTTACCTAGCGTAAAGGTAAGCTAGAAAGGAAGAAGAAATGGCTTTTACAGCCGTAGACTGGAACAACCTCAAGGATCAACTTGACCTTGATGTTTGGAATCGAATGACTGGCAACTTCTGGTTGCCAGAAAAAATCCCGCTCAGTAATGACTTGCCCTCATGGACTACCGTTCCGCGGGAAGAGCAGCTAGCGCTAGAGCGTGCCTTCGCGGGGCTCACTGTGCTAGATACCATTCAGAGCGAGGTAGGCGCACACGCGGTTGGGACTTATGCGCACAGTCACCATGAAGAGGCCTGTATGGCGTTCATTGGTGGCATGGAAGCGATTCATGCGCGTTCCTACAGTTCGATCTTTACGACGCTGAACAGCACTGAGCAGATCGAAGCTGCGTTTGAGTTTGCACACACTAATGCGAACCTTCAGGCTCAAGCACGAAGCATTGTTGAATACTACAAGTCTCACACAGGGGATTTGGAGAGTCGGGAATTTTTCTGCCGAACCGCAAGCGTCTTCCTAGAAAGCTTCTTGTTCTACTCAGGTTTCTATCCGGCTTTGCGTCTTTGTGCAGAGGGGAAGTGTACAAATACCGCAGACATCATCCGGCTTATCATGCGTGACGAAGGAATCCACGGCTTCTACATTGGTCTGCGTGCCAAAGCCCTTTTTGACACCTTGCCGCAAGATCGGCAAGAGCTGCTTGCTGGACGTGCGCTTTTGTTTGTCCGTAAGCTCTATGAGCTTCAGGTTGATTATGTGCATGACCTATACGCTGACACCACGTGGGAAGAAGATGCACTAAAGTACTCCGCTTATAACGCAAATAAAGCCCTCACTAACTTAGGGCTTCCTGTCGAGTTTAAGCCCGAAGAGGTAGATGTATCACCCGCCATTTTGGCTCAGATGACGCTGGAAACCAATGAGACCCATGACTTCTTCTCTGGATCCGGTTCTTCATATATTCTCGCTAAAACGGAGGAATTGAGCGATGACGACTGGAGCTGATAATCCTAATGTCTTGAAAGGGAAAGAGCTAGAGATTATCCCTTGGGAAGGACAGAAAGTGATCCTTCACAACCTAGCCAATACCGCAGCGGTAAAAGATATGAAAGCCCGCGGGTTTCTCTGGCAAGAGAAGAAAGAAGATGGAACTCCCTTCTACTATTTTGATTTTGCCTATGGCACCGAAGAGATCTTTGTAAGCGTTTTGCAAGGGTTAGGCTTCACTAAGTGGCGGAGGGAGAAATAACATGTTAGCCCCGTTTCAAAAGGACGGGGTGTCTTTTTTAACCCAGCATCAAGGCGGGTTACTCGCTGACCAGCCGGGGACAGGAAAGACACTCCAGATGATTGAAACTATAAAGAGCTTGGTAACGCAAGGTAACATCCTGGTTTTGGCACCAATGGTGGCGGCTCACGTTTCATGGCCGGAAGAGCTTGCTAAGTGGACAGATGATGAGGTTATCATCATTAAAGGCGGGAAAGCCACAAAGGAGAAGCTCTTAAGTAAGGTTATCATCTCTCCCCCACAAGGACGTCGGTGGATTGTCGCCAATTTTGAAACAGCGAGGGTCCGATATTTCCGGGGTGATCCTAAGACAGGAACGAAGCCTAAGTATGAGGAACACTTCAAAGATCTGTTTCAGATCTCCCTTCAGGCACTCATTATTGACGAGTCGCATTTAGTTTTGCCAACTGATAAGACCAAGCTTTACAAGCAGACCTTAGTACGTCGTGGCATTATGATGCTTGGAAAGAAAACCTCCTATCGGTTTGCTATGTCTGGGACTCCCTTTCGTGGAAAGTTAGAGAACCTTTGGGGCACCCTAGACTTTCTATCCAATTCAGAGATTGAAGCTTATTGGACTTGGGTCAACAGGTGGTTTATTACCAGGCCAAAAGAGATTTATACAAAGTCAAGAGTTGTTCAGCAAACTGAGATCTTAGGGCTAAATCCACTGCTGAAGGAAGATTTTTCCAAACAATTAGAACCCATCATGATTCGCCGAAAGAAGCTTGATGTGTTCCCAGAGCTTCCGCCGAAGCGATATGCCGGTTCTACTCATCATGGCGTTGTCGGACACTGGATTGATCTAACGCCGAAACAGAAGAGCTTTTATAAGCAGATGAAAGAGTTGGCTTTGACAAGGCTCGCTTCTGGCACGCTCATTGCTCAAGGGGTTCTTGCTGAGCTTACGCGGCTGAAACAATTTGCTAGTGTTTCTGGTGATGTTCATCACATTCAGAGGGAGTTAGTATTTACCCCCGCTCTCCCATCAAACAAATTTGATTGGTTTGTTGACTTTCTTACAGAACGAGGGATCATTGACCAACCGGAGGCAAAATCACAAGAAGACAGCAAAGTAGTTGTTGCCAGCCAGTTCAGTCAGGTGCTTGATCTTTTTGAGCAGACTTTACTAGATAAGTACAACGTTTCATGTTGGAAGATTACTGGGGAGGTTTCATCAGCTAAACGCGCGGAAGCCGTAGAAGACTTCCAGCAAGAATCTGCCGGGAAGCGAATTATGCTGCTCAACACTAAGTCAGGCGGTGTCGCACTTACGCTTGACCGTGCCGATGAGTTGGTTATTTTGGATGAGACCTTTATCCCAGACGATCAGGAGCAGGTGGAAGATCGCATTCACCGAGTGAGCCGAATCCATAATGTGATTGTGCATTACGTGCGCTCAAAAGGGACAATCGAGGAAACCATAGCAAAGAAAGTCCAAAAGCGGGAAGAGCTGCAAAAACAAATCTTAGATGGGAGCTATGATGCCAAGCAACTACTTACCTAAAACTGTATCCCACTCGTCAAAACGGCGATTTAAAGAATGCCCCTGGTCTTATTTCCAGCGGTATGTAAATGGAATTGAGTCTATTTACAAGAACCAACTTCCGCTTTTCTTTGGGTCGGGGATACATGAAGCGCTGGAGAAGTGGTATATTCCAGGCTCGGACCGAGGGATGCATCCTGTTGATGGGTGGGTGAGTTTCTTCACCTCTCAAGCGGAAAATCCTGAGTACACAGAGCTTTTCCGAGATCAAGAGAAAATGAATCAGCAACTTGACCTTGGCGTTAATATGCTTGAAGGCTACCTACATCATTGGGGTGAAGATCGGTACATCCATGTTATCGCCAATGAACAACGGTTTAAGTGGGGTATCCCTTATGTGGGACCGAATAATCAGCAACTCCAACGAGATCTCATCGGCGCTGTAGACCTGGTGTATCAAGATATGGATAACGCAGGTCGCTTTACAGTAATGGAGCACAAAACAGCTTCAAAGTTAGGAAGCGAGAACACCCAATATCTTCCGCTTGATGAGCAGGCAACCTTGTATCTTGCGGTTGTGACAAAAATGTTTCGTGACCAGGGGATTTTGCGTCCAGATGAGTTTGTCCAAGTCATCGTATATAATTATTTACGAAAAGAAGCGCAAGATCTTTCAGGCGTTGATGATAAAGGTGTAGCGCACAAGAAACCAGAAAGGAAGCATTATGAAAAAAAATTACTTGATGTTCCTTGGTTAACAGAGGAAAAAATCAAAAGCTCTTCGCTTGCAGAGCTCAAGGGTTTAGCTGAAGAACACGAGGTAGTTGTTTTCGGTGACCCGAAGAAGGTACAGCCGTCCCCTCGCTTCGTGCGTAAGACGACATCGAGGACTAAGCAAGAAATCAAAGATTTCATTTATCGGCTACAAAGCGATTTAACGCTGATGCGATATGTTGAAGAAGGCATTTTGGCTCCCACGAAGTCGCCAAGCAGCGCTTGTTGTCGGTGTGAACTTCGGGAGCTTTGTAAGCTTGATGAGCAAGGAAGAATGGATATGGAAAAGTTACCAAATCTTTATAAAAGGCGGTGGTGATGGAACGGAAATGCATTTATATTGACTGGGATAATTCATCTCGAAGATTTGTTGATGATACCTATTTTCCCTATTGTGTTGTACTCTTCTACGATTCCACAAAGAATATTCTGGCAGAAGAAAATCTCTTTTGCTGGGTCGGAAAGGTCGGCACCGATAACTATTACATGAAGTCTCAGGAGTTAGTGGCGAAAGATATTGTCGCCTGGCTGCATGAGCGGGGATATCAGGTAGATGTTAAGGGGCCGGAGTCAGAAGAGGTAAGAACAGTAATGATGCAATACGAGGTAGTTGTTTATGAGCGATCCCTTCCTTGATAGCCTAGAGACAGCGGAGTCTGTAAGCGAAAAGGTTAACATCTTGGTATATGGTCCCCCCGCTGTTGGCAAGACTTTTTTCGCTGGTAGTGGGGCTAATGATGGTGAAAAAGTTTTAATTTTATCCATTGAGAACGGTCTTAACGCGATTAGCCGACCAGGGAATAAAACAAAAATTAAGCGCATAGATTCGTACCCTAAGCTTTTGAAGGCTGTGAAGTGGGTACAAGAAAATCCTTATGTTTTTGATTGGGTTATTGTGGATTCGCTTTCTCGCGTGCAGTCGAAGCTTATTTGGCCATGGATTGCCGATAACCGTAAAGCGAATCGGGACAAGCTTAATCGAGAGCTTCAAGAATATAACACCGCATTTCTTCACACCGAAAAGCTTATTGATGACCTTTGCTATAGCAAGGCGAATGTTATTTTCTTGGCTACAGACACATCTTTGAAAGAAGACTCTCGGATCATTTGTCCTGACATTGATGGTCGCAAGGGGAAGATGCCAGATTATCTTATGGGACGCATGGATCTTGCGTTCTATGTTTCTATCACACAAAATAACCAAGGAGAAATCATACGAAAGTTTGACAGTACTCCTCATGAGTTCATCCGAACTCAAGATAAGCTGGGGATTTACCCTAAGCCTGTGGCAAATCTCACACTTGAACGACTCACAAATGACATGCAAGCTAAGTATGGAGTAAAATAGAAAAATGCTGAAATTCAACATTCCTAACACCCGTCCCTCTCTAGAGGATATCAAGAAGGCTCGGGAAAATACCGGTGGTTACAGTGGCCCCACCCCTCAGCCTGGCAAATATGATACGCGGCTTGTTCAGCTGAATCTCACTGAATCTCGCTCAGGCAACCTGATGTTTAAAGCCCGGCTTGCGATTGAAGATTATGAATCTCAAGGCGCATATAAGGGTTTTGTTTTTACTCACTATGTAGTGATCCCTTATGACCCATCTGCAAGTGGTTTCTCTCTTCAGCTTAATAATCTTGATGACTTTATGAAGGCCATTAGCTTTGGAAAAGACAAAGCTGACGAATGCTATATCGCTTTAGCAAATAGCGATTATGTAGCTAGTGAAAACAGTGAAACCGACGGTCAGCTTTCCGAGTTCGCGGGGAATAAAATCGGTGATTTCATCAAGGTAGTGGTTGTTTCTGGCCTTCAGGACGACACCCGAGACCCAGAAAAACAATGGGCACGAGTGAAATACATTGATGTTGCTGCAACCAAGGCTTTGCAAGACGGTAATCCGCCTGAAGCAGACGGTTTTGAAAACCTTGGTGACATGGAGTTGATGTAACTGTGGTGGAAGTTGATATTTATTCTCTGCCTCGCTGTAAGCAATGTGATAATGCCAAGCGCTTTATCAAAAATTATCAAGGGGAATTAAAGGTTTCTGATCGAGGCTTCTTATCAAATTACCCTGATTTAATAGCCTCACAACGGATTCAGCAAGCCCCTTATATTGCAATCCGCCACCTTGGTAGTGGGAACACATATAATCTTACCGGCTTTGACCAGGAAAAACTGGAATACGCGCTCTCAGACGGCGATGACCAGGCTTGGTAGTTTGTAAGATGAACATAATAATGTTATAATATTGTTGTACTCACTAGCTAATCTTTTTCCTTCCTTTCTGAAAAGCTAGTGAGTCTTCATTTTTGGAGTCAAAATGGATTTCGTATCACTTCATGGACACACCTCTTTCAGCTTCGGTGATGGACACGGCACACCCGAAGAACACGTCAAGCGAGTAAAAGAGCTAGGTATGTCAGCACTAGCTGTGACTGAACATGGCAATGTTTCCAGCCATGTGCAGCTGGAGAAAGCCTGTAAAAAACACGGAATCAAACCCATCTTTGGCGTAGAAGCTTATGTAGCTCCGCCAAATGAAAAGCATAAGTTCCACCAAACAATCCTTGCTATGACCCAGCAAGGCTATCGACAACTCAATGAATTAGTCACCCGCTCTTACCATGAAGGTTTTTATTTCAAACCAACTATGCATCCTGAATGGTTGCTAGATAGAAAACTCACTTCTGACCTTATTGTGTTTTCTGGCTGTGCTGATTCATGGCTCTCTTGCACCCTAGCAGGAGGGAAAAGTGTTACAGACGTTCCCCGCTTAGATAACTTGGCTAATCCCACGGAAGCGGATAAACAGATGTACCTTAGCCGATACCCACTTGGTGTTGAATTAGCGAAGCGATTTCAAGAATGTTATAGTGACCGATACTATATTGAGCTTCAGCCATTCTCGTTCTATATGCGCACTCGGGTACTCAATTCAATGAATGTGCGGATCGGAAAAGAACTAGGTATTCCGCTTGTGGCCACAAGTGATGTGCACTATCCGCTCCCTAGTGATTGGGAAACCCAGGTGTACCTCAACGCTATTGCATGGAACCAGACCCCTAGCAAGCTCACAGAGCGACGAAACTATGAGCGGGACCCACAAGCCTATCCACGTTCAGAAAAAGAGCTATATAGCCGCCTGGTCGCTGCTGCTGTGCCACCTACCGTGGCCAGAGAAGCAATAATGATTACTCCCCGTATTGCTGAGCGATGCAGCGTTACCTTACCGAAGAATGATCCTATCAGGTTTCAGACGGGCTGGACAGATGAACAAGCGGAGGTCCGGCTCATCAAGGAACTACAAAACGGTCTGCTCCGACGAGTAAGTCAATCAGAGACTTTCACCACCCATTACAAAGAAAACAAACAAGCCTATATCAATCGCATCAAGAAAGAGTTTGCGGTTATCAAGGAAAAAGGCTTCTGTGATTACTTCCTTATTAATCAAGATGTGATTAGCTGGGCCAAGAAGGAAGGTATTGTGGTTGGCCCCGCACGTGGATCAGCCGCTGGGTCACTGGTTTGTTACCTTCTTGGGATCACGGAGATTAATCCAATGATGTTCCCGCAAATGCTTTTTGAGCGCTTCCTTGATCCCGGACGCGAAGACGCACCTGATATTGATACCGATTATGAAGATGCAAAACGAGATAAGGTTTTTGAATATGCACGGTCCCGGTATGGGAATGAAAATGTTGGGAATATTGGTAATTTCTCTCGTTATCGGGGGAAAATGGCTATTAAAGACGTGGCAAGAGTTAGCGGTGTCCGAATTGATGTAGCTGACAAATACAATAGCTATATTGAGCAGTTGCCATTCGGTGACCCACGTGAGTTTGAAACAGCAAAAATTGCAGCGGAAAACTTTGAGGAAGCACAAGCTATTATTACGGCTCATCCTGGACTAGAAAAGGCTTTTGAGATTGAAGGCGATATGAAGACGCTTTCTATCCATGCAGCAGGGATGGTGTTAAGTAACAAACCAATCAAAGAGACTTGCGCTTTATATCACTCAACTAAGTCTAGCGGTGTTGATACAGAAGTCATCGCTTTTGACAAACGCGATGCGGCTTACCTTAATCTTCTCAAGCTTGACTGTCTAGGACTCTCTACCCTAACACTTATCTCTAAAGCAATCGAGGGAGCACCCGATTTCACTATTGATGACCTATACAATCTCCCCCTTGATAACGTCACAGTGTTGAAATCCTTCGCTAGTGATGATCTTAACGGGATCTTCCAATTTGAAGGTCGCTCAACCCGCGCCATTGTTAATCGGCTATTTTGGGATCGTCCAGACGTCTATCCAGATATCAATCAGTTAGCAGACATCAACGCTCTCAGCCGGCCTGGTGCACTGTCTTCAGGCATGACAGCTGAATACATCCGTGTAGCACGTGGTGCCGAGCCTCGTAGTTATCATCCAGTGGTTGATAAGATCCTTAGCTCTACCAATGGGTGCCTAGTATATCAAGAGCAGGTGATGCAGATTGGTAAAGAATTTGGCGGGCTATCCGATCACGAGATTGGACGGCTCCGTAAAATCATTGGATCTAAACAATCAGGCGGAGCCTTTGACGAATTTAAAGCTAAGTTCGTCTCTGGTGCCAAAGAGCAATGGGAAGCGAGTGAAACTCTCGCTTTGGAGATTTGGGACTACATGGCTGCGTCCTCAGGCTATCTCTTTAATGTCGCACACGCAGTTAGCTATGCCGTCATCGCTTACTGGACAATGTATCTAAAGCGAAATTATCCAGCGAGTTTCTACGCTGGTGCGCTCACGATTGCTAGCCAGAAAGGCAAAGTGAAGGGCAAGATTGATCCCGTCCGACCTATCTTGCTTGATGCCAAGGCTCACAATATCGACATCCTGCCACCTCACCCAGCCTATAGTGGCTACACCTGGACTGCATCAGAGCGGTCAGTCAGGGCTGGGTTCTTACAGCTTCCAAAGGTTGGGCCTAAGATTGCAAATGCAATGCGAGATGCACTCAATTCTAGCCCCGATGTTGCTTCTTGGGAGCGATATATGTATGAGGTAAAAGGGTTTGGAAAGAAGTCTGTCGAAGCAATCCATGCCTGGCTAGATGATAACAATGATCCTTTCGGCGTTGGGTTTGACGAAAATCTTTATCAAATTGTTACAGAGAAGATTAATAATTGGGAGCTAGATTTGCCAATGCTTACTCTTGACTCTAAAAACCTCAATGCTCAGCTGGGAAACCAGCTGGTCACAACCATTTTACGAGTCGAGGGCCTGAAGCGAATCTTTGTAGACACAGACGGCATGGATTCACCGCACCTCAACCTCAAAGCGAAACTCACATGCATTACTAGCAAGGGTAAGGAGGTAGCGGTTAATATCTCTCGTTATCAATACCGCTCTTTAGCCAAAGAACTGAAGTACTATGATGATAGTAAAGAGTTCTTGGTTCATGTAACAGGAACAACAAGCTTTGAATACGGATTAGCTATTCAAGGAAAGGATTTAACCCTTGTCCAGCTCAATTAAGCATATTGAATTTGATTTCGCCAAAGAAAAACTCTGGCAAATCATAAGTGATAACAAATTGCGATTTCAACCCCGGAAAGATGATTTTATTGCAGCAGTTGATCCGGGTGGAGTAACAGGGATAGCTGTTGCTTGTGTAAGCTATAATCCAAAAGATTTTTCCGACATCCATTGGCTAGCGACATCGCAATATGATTTCCGAGAGTTTCAAACCACAGAAGACCTATTTACCGCAGAAGACGAATTTGTGCACCGGTTTTTTGACTTCTTTGAAACTTGGCCTATTGCCGACGATTTTTATTACGGGACTGTACAATTTATCATTGAGGATTTTATTCTCCGACAAGGAGGAATGGGGAGGGAACTTTTATCCCCAGTCAGGATCGCATCAAAGATTCAGTACGCAGAAAAATATGGAGATCAAGATAGTGAGTATTATCCTTGGACGCACCTTATGTATCAATCGCCAAGCTCTATCAAAACGACTTGTACCCCAGAAAGGATGAAAGCATGGGGATTCCCAGAACTCAGCCATTCTCAGCGTCACAGTTTCGACGCCTTGCGCCATATCGCATATCGTATCCGCTCATTGATGGCAGAGAACAACTAGGGGCAACCTTCTACCTAAAACAAGGCGATATTTACAATCTCTTAGGGGTGCCATTAACCCGAGCGGAAAAGAAGCTTTTAGCTAAGAAAGCTTCCAGAGCAAAACCAAAAATCTGTTCTCATTGGTGGTATTCCTCTAAAAATCGCATGAGCCTTAAAGACTCTTTGCGATTTCTAGATATTGTCAAAAAGTACCCTAAGTTTCAGAGCCTTGATTTTAGTTGGCAAAAAGAGCTTATTATTAATGCTTGTTATGATTTAAAAGACACTTATCCACTAAATGCGTTACTGATCTATTTAGGTTTGTCCAGCTCATCAGGGATTCCTGGTGACAAGGGGCTTTTTTATTATCGGTATGCTAAAATGCCTCATATACCTAAAAGCCTAACCCAGCGGGTTTATCCATGGGTGCACAGTACATACTTAGTAGATAAGGCTGTAGCAGACGAAATCAGCCTTCGGAAAGACAAAGGTGAAGAGCTTCACATGATAATTTCCAATCTTGAGACCCCACTTGTGTTAAACTTGAACTCAAGAAAGGGAGATATCAATTGATTAATACTTTGGAAGTTCGTGACCAATACTTTACCGCTGGGTGGCCAGTGGTCTTCCCTATTCCTGTTGGAAAGAAGTTTCCTCCGCCTGGTGGCGTCACTGGGAAGGGGAATCATCCTACCCATCAGGATGTAGAAAAGGTTTGGCAAGGCAAACCCGCCAATTGTAACCTTGCTCTCCGTATGCGAAGTGAGCACCCAGACTTTGATATCATCGCCATTGACATTGACAATTACGGTGACAAAACTGGACTCCAGACCATTAAAGATTTAGAAAAGTCTTTAGGTGAAGAGTTCCCTTGGTACGCACCGTTTAGCACCAGGCGAGACCCTAAGATTGGGACCGGGCAATTTTTCTTTAAGGTCCCGAAAGGCCTAGAGTTCCACGGACAATTAGGCGCAGATGTTGATATCATCCAAGATAATCACCGCTATTCCATGGTGTATCCGTCTGTAGTCAACGGTGACCAATACCAATGGTATTACATGGGAAATCCCGCTCCCATCCCTCGGCTAGAGAGTCTACCTTGGCTCCCTGAAGCTTGGCGTAATGTGGCACTGAAAGGCGCTGCTCAACCCGCAATTAGTAAGGATAAAGCGGTTACCAAAGGTGCCCCTCGCGGCTCTGAATATCGAGTAGCGATTAATTGGCTTCGTAACAACACCTTTGGCTTTGGTGGGGACCAAAAATCCAGTCCAGAGATGCTTGCTCTTACCGGGCCAGAGTTTGAAGAGGCCTTAACCGGTGGCGCACATGATGCGATGCTCAAAGCCGTCTACAAAGCTCTGCATCTAGCAATGGATGGCAAGGCAGGCCTCAAGCTTGCATTGATGGAAATTCGTGATGCTTTCATCGAAGAAGTTTGCTTTAACCGTACAGAGGGACGACGGGAACGTGAAACCGCAGAAGAAGAGTTTAAGCGTGCTGTCGTAAACGAAGTAGATAAGCTCTCTTCGCAGAAAGCAGAAGGCGAAAAGTTCCTGGTAGACACAGTAAAAGAAAATCCTTATCGCCTTGGTGCCACTAGTGAAGCAATTCTAGAAGGACGAGATATTATTCTGGAGAAGGGTATTGACGCTCGGAACTTCCAGAACACGGATCGTTTTGTTGCTGAAACATTCATTAACTTCTGGCAAGGGGACGTGCTAGCCACCCGGGATAAGGGAGGACAAGAGTTCGTCGTTTGGAACCCTAAGACTCGTCGCTGTGAGTGGAAGGCATTGGAAGAAATGTACTTCTACCTCTATGTCGCAACCTCTGAGCGACTACGGTATGAGGGGCATAAGCTACTACAAGAATCCATTTACAAAGAGGAGCACGAACCAAAGACCAAGAAGAAGCGGGGGGAGACTCGGGAATCCGAAGACCTGCGCAAGCAAGCTCAAGTGATTTTTAAGATTGCTGACTCGATCGAATCTACTACCCGAGCAAGCCGGATTCTCAAGCAGGTTCACGCCATTTCTAGAGCTCAAACAAAGATCCAAGAGTTTAACGCCAAATGGAACCTGCTAGGTCTGCCTGGTGGCAAGGTTCTTGATTTTGATAAACTACGAGACAACCCAGAAGAGGCTATCCGTCTTGCCACCATGCAAGATAAACTCACTCTCACTACCGCGGTAGAATACAAGCCTCACGCTCAATCTGATGTAGTAGACAGCTGGATTACCCGGGTTGTCCCAGATATGAAGACTCGTAAGCTGCTTCAAAAGATTCTTGGCTATCAGCTACTCGGTGGCAATCCAGAAAAGCTTTTTGTGGTGCTTGCTGGTCCGACCAATACCGGTAAGACCACGCTGGTTGAGGCTTGCGCGGCTGCTCTTGGTGAATACGCTGGTATGTCTAATGCGCAAAAAATCCTCGGGTCTGACCGCGGCGGTCCCTCACCTGAACACATTACTGCCTTAAACTTCCGCATGCTTGGCTTCTCAGAGCTCGGTGAAGAGAACAATATTTCTTCCTCCGCTCTCAAGCGGCTCACCGGTAACGATACTCAGCGTCACCGGAATCTTCACTCTAATGAAATGATTGAGGCCCGGCCTGCCTATACCCCTATTGCTTCGCTTAACACCATTCCAACGATCCGTGGCGCTGATGACGCTTTGGCAAAACGTATTATCGCCATTCCGTTTGAACAGCAATTGCCCTCTCGCCAGGTTCCTTTTGAAGAAGATATCATCAAGAACCCTATCCACCAAGAAGCTTTATTGGCATGGATGGTTGAGGGCCTGAAGATGTACCTCACAGAAGGTCTTGATCGAGAAGATATGCCTGAAGAAATCAAGGCAACTACCAAAGAGTTTAATGCTGGTGTCGATATCCTTAACGAGTTCAAGGACGAAGAGCTTGTCCAGCAAGACGGGATCGAGATTGAAGAGTCCGCTTTATGGGATCATTACGAGAAGTGGTGTAAGAAATACAATGTCGATCCTAAGGACTACGGCAATCTTCGTAACTTCCGTAAGCGTTTCCGCGCTTTAGGGTTTAAGATTCTTCGCACAAAGCGGGCTGGGATCAATCGTTATTTCTATCAAGGATTAGGTATTCAAGGACAGGACATTTCTGGTCCGGTTGTACCAACAATAATGTCACGGTGACGAAATTAAGTGATGTAAAGACATAGGAAAACCCCGGACTCAACCGGGGTTTAAGGAAGGTTTTAGTCTTCCTTCTTCGCCTTATTCTTCTTAATCGTCTCTCGCAAGGCTTCAACGGTTACCTTGGCGTCGGACTTAGCATCGACGTCAGGATGAGTCTCAGCCTTGGGCGGCTGAGCCTTCGGGGGCTCAGAGGCAACCACTGCTTCATGAACAACCTCTGCCACAGCGGGGCTGACCCGATTCGTCAGCTCACTTGCTGTGGAGTGAGAAAGACCATTCTTCGTAAGCCGTGCTGCAAGCGAAGCGCCAATAGCCGCTACAGCGGTGGTGGCCAAAGCACGGAAATCGAAGGTGTCAGTTGCAGGGACGGTTGCAGCCAGAGCTACCAAGCCAGAAATAACACCGCCGGCCAAGGCGTTAATGGTGTTGGCGTAACGCCGGTAGAACGGCTGGTTTTCGACGAACTCGCCGATAGCATCACCGATGGTATTGTAAACCTCGGCATTATAATTCTTAGACAATAGGGATTCCTAACTCTATCTTACGCTGACGAATCACCGTATCTGGATCTTCGTCAAGGACTTTTAGTAGACGACGTAGCATAGCTTCAATATGGAAGCTTCGCTCATCGTTGAATAACATATAGCTACTTGCAGGGAAGCTCACGTTTGGATTTACCCTGGAAGTGTAACTTTCGCTCAAAGCGACATCTCCTAAAATATCGTCACTGGATGAAACCTTGTTGGCAGAATAAGCATATCCCTTTGGCGGAATAAGCGTTGCTAGCTGCTCATGGCTAATCCAATATTCGTATGGCCAAAAACCAGAATCTGCAATGGCGTAGTGCTTTACACCATTATCAATCGCGTAACCAACCACAGCAATGTAGTGATAGATTTCTCCACCACCATAGCTAGGAGTAGTGCTACCACGAGTACCGATAGGGTAGTTGCTTGGCGGAGCAACAATGTTAGCTATCGCTGCGTAGCCTGCGTCGATGGAACCAGTAATATCTTCCCAAAGCTTTTGCTTCTGATTCCATGTGGGCGGATCATTCGGCATATCGCTAAAGGTGTAATTACCACCCTGAATAAGGCTATTGAGAACCGGTATAAATTGACCAATGTAATCGGTGCCGTTAAACGTGGTGTTCAGCCAGGTAGCTAATTCGCTTTCGGCATAAAGGATTTTCGTTGCCGTCCACACCACTGTTTGAGTTGATGCGGGGCCACAATAATATCCAGTATCCTGAGGGAGATAGCCATGATTATAATCAAGAACTTTCTCTACATCTTTTGGCAAATATTCCTCCTCCGGTAACAATTCGTTACCAAAAATTAGAGCATTATCAAAACGCATTTGACGATCAGCGATACCGTTGGTGCCGCCATTAATCGCTCTTGTGGCTGC